CGTGCCGCTTCTTGCTCGCGTGACTGCTTGGGCATACGGGGAGCCGCTGTGCGCGACCCCGGCGTTGCTGTGGGCGTCGTAACCGGCTTCCCGGTCACCTTCTGCTTGCGGGCCTGGAGTGCGTCCCAGCGCCGAGCCTTGTCGAGAATCACAACCGGCAAGTGGTTCACCTCTCCCCGTATGATGCTCTCCGGGATGCCGATGGACACGCCGTACTGTACGAGTGCCCCAACCAACGCCGGCCCCTTTTCGGGGTCTTGCAGCACGGGCAACATCGCGTGCAGCTTCTCACGTTCGGCCGCCACATACTTTTCCAGCGTCGCACCCTGCTCGACCAACTCCTCCTGCTGCACCCGCTCGCGCTCAGCCGTCAGTGCTTGCCGCTGCTTTTGCGCCCGCTCCCAGTCTGCATGAAGCGTGGGATACCCGTCGGGATCGTCCTGCTTGACCTGGTCCCAATCGGGCTCTTTCGGCGCGATTGCCTGCAAACCCTCATCGAGCTTTGCGAGCCTTGCTGCATACTGCGCACGCGCTTCGCGGAGTGCTGCCGTGTCCTGAACGATCTGCTCTCGTTCTTTCGCGACCACGGTCGTCTTCCGCGTATAGTCGGCCTGCCGGGAGTAGCCCTTCAACGCTTCTTGGAGCGACACCTTCACCGTCTCGCCGTCCACCTTCACGTCGTACAGTTCCGGCTGATCGTCAGCGTTCTCGGGCTGGTCCACCTCCAGGTCAACTGCACTGTCCGCCCCGACCGTGTGTTCTGCGCCCGTAGCGAGCATCAGATCATCCACGTCTGGTACGGCCAGTGGCTCACTACCGTCTTGCGACGGCTCGGGTTCCGCGATCTTGGGGGTCGGCGCATGGCCGGACAAGATGCCCGAAACCTTCAACTCTGCGGCTGCGAGAGTTCCCTCGGGGGGAGTGCTGCCGTCTGCTGCAGAAAGCTTGCCCATGAAAGTTACTCTGTCCCTTTCTGTTTGGGAAGTGACGCGTCGCGCATCGCCTGTTGCTGCGCACGATCCGCCTCGTACTCCCCGCGCTTCATGAGAGTCTTGAGAACCCCCACGACCTCATTCAGCGCCATGAGTTTTGCGTGGGCCGCTTCCCGTTCGAGCGGCACCTTTGCGGCACGCCAGGCGGTGATGATATTCGCCTCCGCCTCCAAACATGCGTCCCGAAAAACTTCCGACTCCAGCACGGCCCGCGCGCCCATGCCGCGCCGCTGTGTCGCCTGAGTGTCGTGGGTCATTTCGTCCCCCCGTGAGTGGCTGCTTCGAGCGCGCCGAAGTACGCGAGCGCGTCGTCTTTGTCATCGTAGCACTTCAGGCGCTCCCCCGTGGTCACCTTCTCCACGCAGTACCGCCCCGCATGCGCTCGCACCCGGTAGGGGTTCGCCTCGGCGATCACCTCGCCCGCATCGTCCTCTGCGGGCGAGGCCGTGCCCCCCTGCGCCATGCCCCCCTGCGCCATGCCGCCCGGCTGCGTCACATGCTTCATGAGGTCGATCTGTCCACGCGCCGCCTCGCCGCTCGCGCCCAACTGCGCACGGTAGAGATCCACCTGCGCTTTCAGATCCGCGATGTCGAGTTTCCCGCTCGTCATCGTCTGCAGTTTTTGCATTTCCAACACGAAGTGGGCCGCCTGCGAATCACGTTCGCGGTCGTCCGCTATCTCGACTTCCTTCTCGCGGAGTGCCATCTCGCGCAGCCGCAACTGCGCATCGAGTTCGGCTTTCTTCTGCGCGGTTTCGTTCTTCATCTGCTCGATCTGCCCCAGCAGTGCCGCGTCGCTGCTCCCAGCGCCCTGCTTAGCGGTCTGCATCTGCTGCGCGATCTGCTGCTCGATCTCCGGCGTAATGTCGCCGAAGAACGCTTCCGCGTGTCGCTCACCGGCCATCTCCACCATGCGCGCGAGTGTGTGCCGATAGTGGGATAGCCCACAGAATGGGGTAATCCCCACCATCCCGATGACCTGCTCTTGCTTCGCCGCGATGTTCTGGTAAAGCGCGATCTTGTCCTCCATCAGCCCCGCGCCGAGCGCCACGTTGATGATGACATTGCGGTCGGCAATCCACGTGCGGGGGTCCACCTCCACATACTTGCCGCGCAGTTGGACCGTCCGCTCATAATCCTGATTCTCCACGATGGTCTTGAGCAGTCCTCGGAAAAGTTGCCGCATGCCGCTGTACGTGTACACAAACGCGATGAACGTCAGTCGCTCTTGCGCTTTCGTCAGCGTCGCGGCCACAGCGGCCTTGGTCGTACTCTGCATAATATCCGCATCGAGGCCCTGCGAAGCGCGCGACTGCCCGGTGCGGTCATCTTTCACCGCGTTGAAGAACTCCATCATGGGCAGGGCGTCGGGACCGACGAATGTGTGCCGGAGTTCGCGCAGCATGCCCGGCTGCTTGGTCCGCACGACGCGGCTACGCTCCGTGTTCAACAGGTCGGCCATCTCGACCTGTGTGTCCACCGCCTCGAGGGCGGGGTCGAGTGCCAGCGCCAGCGAGTCCAGCGTGCCGCGCGCGATTTGCGACTGAATCTTCTGCAAGTCCATCGTGTCGTCGGCCGTCGAGCGACCTACGATGGTGTGCGGCTCGGGGTCCGGCGTGAAGAACGCGAGCGGGATGTGCGAGACGGGCAGCTTGTGAACGAGTTTCTTGTCGTTGCCGATGAAACAGAGCTTCCACAACTTGACTTTGCCATCCACGTCGAGTCGCGTGTACGCCTCGTGGTACGGCACGGGTTTCGTGATGTCGAATTGTACCTCTTCAGATTGCGTCGTGTTGGGCGGCGTGCGCCCAATGTGCCGCACCGACTCCGCCATGCTCGCATTCGCACGCTGCGCGAGGCCGCCGATCCGCTCCAACACCACCTTCTCCTCGTACCCCATGTCCACGAGTTCATCCACCCGCTTGGACGTGGTGTGCACCAGAATGCGCGCGTCTTCGAGACTCCGCGCGCTCTTGTTCCACGCGATCTCTTCGGGCGGAATCGCCATGACGCGCAAACGCCCATGACTCGTGCGCGTCACCGTCACGTCGTACAACGTGGGTGGGGGCACCGCGCCCGGCGGCAACAACGTGGTGGGAAGGTCGTGTTGATCCGTGACCTCGATCTCCACTGTTTCGTCCAGCAGCAACGTCTCGATGCCCTGGTCGGTGACGCCGGTTTGCCGTGTCGTCGCCACGACTTCGGCCTCATCCCACCACCATTTCACGATGCCGGTGCGCCGCACGGCCGCATCCTTGAACGCCGAATGCAGGATCATCGCCCCATCGTTGTCGGTCATGAAACAGTAGTTGACGTAGTCGGTTTGCTGCTTGGCGAGTTCCTCATCTTCGAGGCCGGTCGGCTCGAACTCCACGACGCGCTCAGGGCCGGCAAACAAACGCAACAGCGAGGGGAGCATGCCCAGAATCGTGTCACGCACGACCGTCATCACGACCTTGGAGCGCCCCTCTTCCTCGTCCCCGAAGGGGCGGCCGTGGTAATAGCTCGTCGCGAGTTCTCGGTCGGGTTCCTGGTCGGTGTCGATGTACGACACCGCATCGTCGATCATCTGGCTGATAGTCTTCTCAATGTCCTCGTCGGACATTTTTCCGCGCGAGGTGCGCGTGGCGGTGGGGACGTACGCCATGACCTACACTCCCGTCTCGGCCTCCTACGATGAAAGAACAGCAAGGGGGTGGGCGGGGCGGATCAGCGCAGCCGTAGCCCTAACGCTGTTTCCGCCCGGCATGCTCGGCCCCTTGTGAGACCACGACACCCACCCCCGGGTTTAACCAGATGCCCCGTAGGGCACCCCCATAAAGTTAACGCCTGCGGCTGTTCACCGCTACTCCGGCGGTTCTGTGCCAAACTTCGCCACCCACACCGCACGCGCAATCATCGACGTGTTCCGCTCCATCGCTTTGCGAAACGGCTCGCTACGCGCGTCGGGCGCCACCTGTTCCACCACTTCCCCGTTCAATCCATGACAGAGTTCGTGCAGAATGAGATAGGAGAGATGCGCCTGCGTGCTGGCGTAGTAGGAGGGGGCGAGCAAGTCCATGTTGAGGTACAGCTCCCCGTCCGTATACTCCGGGGTGCAAGTGAACCCGGCGGGCACGTCGTCACGGTCGGGCACCGCCCGCCAACGACATGCGAGGGTCCAGCGGTCCAGGCCGGTAATCGGCCGCCAGAACGCAAGCGCGGCGTGCACACCCTTCCGAATCTGCCGGCGCGTCAGCACGGTGCACGCTCCGGTGCGATCTGCTCGCCGCTCAGCACGACTGCCGCTTCGGCCGGGGGCGGGGCGGCGGGTGGCACCCGCACCCCGAATGTGCGCCGCCAGTTATCCGACCACACGGCCTCCGGCACGCTACGCGGGCGCTGTTGGGACTCCGGACTCATGGTGTCATCCGCAGGAACCGTGCGCGAAACCGCTTCGCGAAATGGTGGCCCTCGTCTTCCACGAAATCCGCCTGGTCCATCAACCACTCAGCGACCTGCAGGCGCGCTTTGGGACTGTTGAGCGGTCCCTGAATGGTCAGAATCGCCACGACCTGCTCTGTGCGTTTCATACGACCCCCTGGATGTCCCGTTTGAATGCCGCACGGCGGCCGAAGGCGAGGCCGCTCCCAAGTCCCATCCCAATCGACGCCGCATCCGCGAACGTCAGAATGAGTGCGTCCGCGCGGTCGGGCGAGCGCTCGCCGCGCGCCTTGGCCTTCTTCTTTGGCTCGACCTGCAACTTGCCCGTCGATTCCACGATCAAATACTTCGCGGCGACGAGGTCCTGCAGCAGTTCTTCATCCCGAGGCAGCATGCAGTCCCGTCGCGACAGCCAATCGCGCGTCATGTACCACAGCTCGGTGCGCAGATTCAGGTAGCGGTCGCCGGTCATCGCCGGGGATTCCGCCACATTGATCGCGCGCGCCGGCAGGCCCAACTCGGAGAGCCGGCTCGCGATGGCCGCGCCGTAGTTGATCGCGTCCACGTTGATCGCCGCCGGCCGGCGGTCGGCTGGCAAGATGTCGTACTCAGCCTTGACCGCGCCGACCAACTGCATCGCTTCGAGGTTGTGCCACACGCGAATCGGCTCCAACACGACGCGGTCCTGGCGCTTGCAGAGCGCCGAGAGATCGTCGCCACGCCAGGCGACATCGAGCCCCCACACGACCGGCGCGTACGGGTTCGGTTTGATCTCGCGCTCCATCGCGCTGTCCGCGAGTTCGTACGGCACGATGGTGTCGAGATCGCTGCGAGGAAACTCGCCAAGTACGCGGACGCGGAACGCGTTCGACTCGCGGCCGTAGCGCGCCGCCACGTCCTCGACGAACTCCGGCGTAACCCGCGCGCTGTACGTACCCGTGGGATGGCTTTTGAGGCCGTGAATGTGATACGTCCGCCAGCGCTCGCGCATCTTGTGGTGCGAGTCGAAGAACGTGCCGCTGGTCCGCACCGGGTTCCCGAGCAACAGCGTCGTCGCGTGCGCCTCCGACATCGAGCCGATGGCCGACTCGAAAATCGCCTCATAGACGCCGCTCGCCTCATCCACGACGATCAGCACCCACGGCGCGTGCAGCCCGGCGATAGCTTCGGGCGTTTCCGCGCGCGCCGTCTTGAACGACACGAAGCTCTGCGCCGGATTCGCCGCCAGCTCGATATGGTCCGCCTTAATGATGAGCAACGCCTGAATCGGTTCGGGAAGTTGACTGATCCAGCCCTTGACCTCCGCGAACAAGGCGTCGAACAACTGGCTCGAGGTGGGCGCCGTACAGCCAGTCTTCTGCGGAAAGCGACACAATACCTGGTTGATGATCACCCAGGCCGCCACCGCCGTCTTCCCCGGTCCGTGGCACGAACGGATCGAGATGCGCCGCTCCCCGCGCCCGAAGTCCCGCAGCACATCCGCCTGCCACGGGTCGGGGTCGACACCGAACACTTCCCGCACCATACACACCGGCCCCTCGGCGCCCGCCGCCGGACCATAGCGCTCCAGGAACGCCTCCCACACCTGCACCCCCGCGCGGAGATCCTTGCGGGCCGTGTGCTGATTCTGGCTCTGCATCACCGCAGGAACAGCCCCGCCACGACGCCCAGCCCCGCGCTGACGAGATCCCCCGCCCTGTCCCGATCCCACCAGTTGACCCACGGTGTGTCGTTGGCGAGCCACAGATACAATTCCTCGTCGAGTTGTTCGTGCGCCACGTAGAAGCCGACGACCAGCGCCGCACCCGGCAGGCCCAGCACGCCGGCCAGCAAGAGCGCAAACACGAAATGCACGCCCCACGTGCGGTAGTCAGACCCCCAGGTCCAGTGCCAGGCGGTGAGAACCCATCGCTTCAGTGTGCTCATGGTAGTGTCACCTCCACACCGAGCGCGCGGAGCTGCGGCTCGATTTCGTGCCACACGGTTTCAATGCCTTTCGCCATAGCGGTCTGCTGTGGCGTGCGATCCGCCATCGGTCGACGGAGATAGAGCACGCGGTCGAGCGGCGGTTTCGCGCCGGGGTGCGCCCGCATCCAATGCCGGAGCGCCCGCACCGTGGTGACCCCCTCCAACACCCACGACCCCGGGCACTGGAGGCGGTCGACAGCGGCCTCGACTTGCTTGGCCATGTCCCCCAGCCGGATCAGGTCGTCCGTATGATAGACCGGCGTGTGCTGAAAACTGCGGCTCAGGTACGTCTTGCCGGTCAGCGGGCCGCCCGCGATCACGATTCTCACGCCGGCCTCTTATTTTCCAATTTCCAGAAATTGAAAAATGGGTTTCGGGTGTTTCCGGGTCCGTCATAGCGCGCGGTCGCACCAGCCTGGTAGGACCAGGTCCGGCGACCACCCATGAAGGGGGGTTCAAGCCGTAAGTCGTTGCCATTCCCCGACTTACGCGCCCCAATTTCCATGCCAGCGCCCCAGGTGAGCGGCAGCTCGCCCTGCCCGAGCCTCAAGAACCGTGCCAGCCCGCCCACCCAGCTTAACATAATGTGCATTATACGCAATCCCACGCGTAAGTAGCACAGTAGCATGGACTTAGCCCCTCTCCAACTTGTGAGCACCTACCCCCCTTTGGCCCTGGAGGCCGGTAGCGACACCAAGCCGCCACCACCCTTGCATTTTGCCCGACCCACCCTTGCATTTTGCCCGACCCCTAAGTGCCCATCCCACCTCAACTTAGCCGCGAGTGTCCTCAAAAGAGGACACTTTCGGTCTCGCACGCAACTATCTGCACCCTAAGTGCTGCCAGACCAACACTTTCCCGTCTTGCCTGCAACTATCTGCATGCAACTATCTGCATGCAACTATCTGCATGCTGCCGCAACCCCCTGCTACTACAACAGATCCTCGACCGTGATTGGCTCCGGCCTATCGTTCGTGTTTGAAATGATAGGCTCTGGCCCATCCTCCGGCTCAATCTCCGCCTCCACCACGTCCACCCCCGGCCCGAGCGCTGGCCGTGGCGCGGGGAGCGCGTCTGGCCCACCTCGGCGCCGCAGCGCGTCGAGGTGTAGCTCCCCTATCTGGAGTATGTTGACATCCGTGCGCTGCCCGAACGTCGGCCGGTCGAAACGCTCAGCGAGCCAACGTCGTTGCCCAATCTGCTCACGGGCCTTCGCGACGTCGGCCGTCGTCGCCGGCACCGTGTCGGCAATACTCAGCGCGTCCTCGGCATGCGTGCGAGCACTCTCGATGCGAGCACGCTCGAAGAGGCGGCGCCAATCATCACCGCCCAGCTTAATGTAGAGGTAGATCGTGTTCCGCGCACAACCGAACTCATCCGCGATGGTCTTCATCACCTCTCCGTCGGCGATGCGCTGGCAGATGTGCTCGATACCGCTGACCCCGTCCTGGGCGGCGCGGGCCTCAATTCTGGCGGCAAGAGCTTGTAAAAAGGGACGTGCGGTCATAGCCAGTAAAGTAATCGAGCCAGCAAGACAATGCCACCCCCAGACCCACATGAGTTGTCAGACCCAAAGGTACCCATATACTACGGT